GGTCATATCTTGAAAAGACTTCTGATGCATAAAATAATCTAAAATCTAAGTTTGATAAAAGATATAGTGGACGAGACCCTAATGATGCTCTTACAGCAAACGAATGGAGTATGGCTGGGTATCTTTTAGAACAAACAAAAGAAGAGGGTAAATCAATAAGCTCAAATCTTATGAATAAACTTTCTAAAGTTCTTGATCTTCCCGTGGTTGATAAGGATAATAAACTTATTGAAAAACATCCAGAGGTAGAAAAAGCTACAAAACGGATTGAAGATGCTATGATTGCTTCTGGTTATAACCCTAAAAACCCACCTGCACAACCTACTGTGCAGCACATAAGGGCTTTTGTTCAGGCGTTTAGTAAAGAACTAAACATGCAAGGCAGACTTAATAAGATGATTGCAGAGACTAACAGAGATAAGGCTGTTCTCAAATCTGAAATAGAAAAGCAGATTTCAGACGGTAACTTTGGTGTGGCCCAATATATGGATCACTAAAATAAAAAAAATACCCCTACTAGAATCCAATTAAGGAAACTAGTAGGGGCTTTTTTATTTAAGCATACCGTTCTTAGCCAGTAGCTCTCTGATGTCACGCTCAGCATTCTTCTTGATCTCTGCAGCTGTGTCTGGTTCCATACCACGTTCAACTGCTTTGTCATAGTTATACTGTAACATATCTTCGTTAATCTTATTTGAGTATGCAGACTCTGGGGATAACCCAAAGGTATCTACATACTCCATGTCATCTACTGGTGCTCCACGTAGAGCCAAGTAGTTGTACGATTTCTTATCGCTCATTGGTTTCTCCTTAGGCAAAGAAGTAATCAGACTCATAGATCTGTGTTACGTCTAGGTTGCCTAGCTCTGGTTGCTCTACGTCAAGGTTAGTAGCATCAGTGATGATGTTTTGTTGTATCAAGTCGTAGTAATTATCTTTATCATACATATCGATAAAGCTTTGTTTAGTCCTCGCTAGTAGTGCTTCGACATCACATGCATGAGTGCTAAAGGAATCATGTACTGCTCCGAAATCACCATTCCATTCCTCAATAACCAATGCCATATGACTGGCATCTTGACTGTGAATGTAGTTAGGACTGACACCACACATAAATCCGCGAATGTCTGGGGTCTTCGTAGGTACTCTTGCCACATGGTTCACTCCTTTGTGTCCTTTAGACTGAGACTTATAGCCACTTATAGTACCTCTACATTTTCGTGTAGCTGTAGTATAGTTCTGGTAGATTACTTTAAACCCTGATGGTGTTACCCATGAGAGGTCGCTTCTACCATTGCCATGTATCAGTTTACTTTTGTATGATCTAAGAAGTACTGTGAGTGTATTGAGGTGTTCAATCTCCTCATCAGTTTTATCTTTCTTTGTGTACAATTCTTTCTGATCCTTGACCAGTTGTTTGTACTCTGGTCCAGCAGGTTCATCTTGGTCATTGTACTTTAAGTATTCACCTATCTCATACTGTGCTAGTCTTTGCAGGTATGCCATAGTATGTAGTGGTCCTGGGCATACAAGGTTGATTGCTTTGATTAGCAGCTTAGCTAACTTGTCACAGTCATCTTGTGTTATCCCATACTCTATATGGAAGTCCTCTGCTTTACAATCAAAGAACATATTCTCAGCGATCTTCTTTGCACCTGCTGAGTATGCTCTCGTCATACTACCACGTTTAGATATAGCTTTTCTAATATGTTTCATTGGCATCTGATCAAGGATGTCTTTAAGTCTCTCATCAGTTGTCAAATGATATAACTGTTTAGCAGTCTGAACATAGAAGTCATGTTGTATTTCTACTGGTATTAGCCCTACAAGCCTCCCTGTCTGGCTGTCTTTAGAAATAGCACCTAGATGCTGCCAACCATTGTTAGACCCGTCTATGGGCACTGGGAGGTGGCTAACGTGGATTCTATTATCTTTGACTGCTCTTTGGTAATCAAACCACTCAAAGCAACAGGCTAAGAATGACACAGATTTCTCTGCTATATCTGCTACGATACCTCTCCTACCCATTTCGACAATAACTTCCATGTTATCGTTAGTCCACCTTACCCTGTCCTCAAGGGTAAACTTATCTACGCTTATAGACTCTAGTTTTTCTTCTTCTAGGTATCCTGCGTAGTCAGCCTCACACCAGTCAGGTATCTCATCTATGTTATAACTCTGGTTGAATGTATTGGCTGTGTGTACAGCTAACCAGAAGAGACCGTCCTCTGTCATAGGTTTACCCCTAGCAAAGGTCATCATACCTCTGGCTAGATCAGACCCTTGATAGTTTAGGAAGGACTCTGAGTAGTATAACCTACCCCTATAGTCTGCTTGCATGAACTGATAGAAGACATCGTGATCATAGAGCAGCTTAGCTTTAGTAGTAATGAAACCCCATTCTACCAGTTTGCTTCTACGTTTCATTTCTTTAGCATCATTATCATCTATTGGTGTTGACGACACAAATGCATCTTTGTTTTCTATAAGAGTATCATATACACGCTGGTTGATCCTCCATCCAGTGCGTTGTAGTTTGTTTACTGAAGTAACCCAAGGGGTTCCAATCATAGGTTCAAATCTTGCGTTGTCCTCTTCTGTCCACTCTTTGATTACAGGTTCACCGTCCTGTTGTATGATCTTTGATATTCTATCTGGTCTTTCTAACACAGTATGTGTTAAAGAGATTCTCATCATTGCCTCTGGTATATCGGCAAGGTCTATCCATTTAGCTGTAGCTGATACAATATAGCTAGTGTCCCTTGTCTTTGGGTAGTATATGTCTATGTATCCACAGTTATAGAACGCTTCTATAAAGAGATCACCCAACCTCACATGCATGTTCCAGGGTAACCCAGGGGGTTCCCTTTTGATTACACGTGCTATACGTTGACCTATTGCTGTAGATACAGCTGTCAACTGTGCAGTCCCTGCAGGACTATCTGAGGTATCGTAGGTGAATCTCATTTGTATTGTTTGGAAAGCCACGTTTATTAGTCGTGGCATCTCCTCTTTATATTCTTTATACAATCTCAGAAGTACACCACCTGAGTTTGCCTTAGGGTTATTTGGATTAACCCTTGAGACCTTATCAATTAGGTACTCTGAGATGTTATCGAATGGATTCATACAATCCTCTTTCTGTTATTATATTGTAAAGTAATCGTCAAATCCACCAGACGCTATTAGTCTAGTGGTTTTGTTGTTGTATGTAGCGGATCCTGCAGGTCCAGTAAGTCCTGTGAATCTGGACTTGAGTACCTTAAACTTGATTGTGTTTCGTTCTGACTCTGACTCTGCAACGAGGTTCCTTGAAAAGGCAATGATGTCGAACGAGATCTGCTTGATCGAACCACTGCCTTTGATATCATCGATAGATGCGATGTTCCCTTCCTCAAAACTCTTACCTCCTTGTGCTTTACGTAGGTGACTGATAAGACCCAGCCATACATTGTGTTTCTTAACAACCTTAAGCAGGTCAGACATCACCTTGTCTATCGCTTCGTTACCAGATAACCCTTCAGAGCCTTCCGATACCGCGATAGTAATGTGATCAAGAACGAGGTACTTGCAACCCATAAGGGCCATGTATTCGATCTTGTCAATAAGAGATGCGTCCCCAACGGAGCCTTGGTGATCCAAGAGAACCAGTCGCTCGTCACCAAACACAGCTTCGTATCCTGATCGCAATTCACTTTCACTAGTTGGTGGAGGATCCATGATGTTGCGTTTAAGTTGCATTGAGATAAACTTTTCGGCTGTATCTCCAACACTTTCTTCCAAACTAATGAGTCCAACCTTATCACTTGTCTTAGCAAGCAGGTCAAGAATAATCTCTTTAATGACAGTAGACTTACCACTACCAGTGCCAGAGGTAAACAAAGTAATCTCACCATATCTTATCCCCTTGAGTTTTTCATTGAGTCCTTGAAGACAATCAGGGTAAGGAACCGACTCAACATTCTGGCGTTCCTTGAGCTTTTCCCAGACTGCTTCGCCCATGATAATTCCTGCAGGGGACCACGTTTTAGCCCCCCATATACTTTCCACGATAGCATCTGGTCCATGCTTGAGGAAGAGTTCTGATGGGTCTTTGCATCCTTTAAGTGACGCAACCTTACATCTCCCCGTACCCACGATACGTGCCGCTTTCTCCACAGCTTGCGATCCAGCTTCGTCTGAGTCGAACATGAGTATGACAGACTCATACTTAGATACCCACTCCCGCTGCGCCAGAAGTGTATTGATTCCTGAAGCACTGGGAAGAGATACAACAGGGTAGACCCTTCCATACTTTTGTTTATATGCCTGAGCAACAGCGAGTGCATCCAACTCCCCCTCGGTGATGACGAGCATCTTGCTACCCACCGACTGTTCCTGACCGAATAGTTCCACATCTTTAAAATCTCCATGAACACTAAATGTTTTAGGTAGTTTTCGTTCTTTGTATGCTACGATCTTACCGTTCTTTGTGTATGGGTAGAAGTGGGATTGAGGTAGTCCTTCTGGGGTTACACTCATTTTTACTTTAAAGTAATCTACTATTTCTTTAGAGATACCACGAGAAGAAATACTATAGCTACGATAAGAATCGATATCGGAGAATCTAGTAAGCTCATTAAAGGTGGCGGGTTCATAACTATCCATTTCTGTTTCTACTTTCTTTGATTTGCCACAGCTGAAGCAGTGTCCTACTCCATCACTGTACGTTGTAAATGCATCGGAGCTACCACATCCAGGGAATGGGCAGGGTCCTCTAGTATATCTTTTATCATCCATCTAGTTCCATCTTTCTTCTTTAGCTTGACGATTTAGTTTCCTCTTGTAACTCGCTTCTCGTTTCTTGTTGAGTCTCTTCTGCTTGATTATCTTCATACTCTCGTACTCTGATGTCAAGGAACTCTCCTCCTCGTTTAACGATTCGCTTTTCAAGTTCGATGTTGTAAACTTTATTGTCATTGAAATCCTCATACACTCCTTGATATGTATCTAGTATTGGTTTAATCACGTTATCTAGATCTGCTCCTCTATTAGACAGACCTGCTGTAATGTTAAAGGTAACTTGACCAGCCCCGAAAGGCCAGTCAGTTCCTATAAGCTCATCACGAATCTGGTTCTGATACTCCAGATAATCCGCTGACTTGAACGTTGTCTTCCCCCTTCGGTTCCACATCTTGTTCGCACTCAGGGGTTTGATTGAGAAGTAATGACTCATCTGGTTCATCCTTACTCACCTCCTTTAGTTCATCCCATGTAGTCAGCATAGTAAGTAGTTTACGACTAAGCCAAGGGTCACCTGCATTGTTTTCCTTCCAGGCTTTCTCAACAGCTGCCCATCGTTTACCCATAGGTATACCGTCTAATAGTTTAGCTGCAGTCTTTGGACCTATACCGTGTATCCCTGGTATGTTATCACTGTTGTCACCAGTTAAGCATTGTAACATTAAGTTTAGATCTGCTTGATCATCGTTAACAAACTCATGGGTTTTCTTAGTATAGTTGTAGTGATGACCTGGGATTTGTTTGAGGTCTTTATCAATACCACAGATAACAAAGTCTAGTTCTAATTCACGAGCTTCGTAAGCCCATATACATACTAGATCATCTGCTTCCATGCCATCTGCTTCTATCCCACCCCATTTTTCTTTCATATAACTATGACCGTAGTTGAGGGACTCTTTTATTTCCTCTTTTAAGGACGGTCTGGTGCCCTTGTAGGGGGCATAGAGGTCTTTCCGGTAGTTACCCCTGCCTTTGAGGGCTACACGGCACTCCTGAGGCTCTGAGAAGGCGTATGCGATACATTGGTTTACAGTAGTATCGATTACTTTTCTGATCTCTGCTTTATCAGAGTTGCTGTAAGCAGCCCTGAAGTAGATAGAGTCAGCGTCAATTAAGGCTAATGCCATTACGTTTTCCTTTTATCTATAGACAACATCGATACCCCATTCCTTTACTTTATTTTCTAAAGGGTAGGGGTTCCAGATGTCTCTTTCATATTGTACTGCTGCGAGAAGATGGAGAATGATGTATCCTTTTGAAGTATAGTAGTAACGCAATACATCAAACCATTCTCTCGGTTCAACACCGTCTGGTTTTGGGTGGAAGGATACGATGTACCCTGGGTATTCAATTGATTGTTCATAAGGTACTTCCTTTATATTAGTGGACATCTGCGTAGCTAGTTCCGATAACATAATCACCACCTTCCATACAGGTAACACCAAACATTTCTGGACCTTTCTTGAAAGACTCCTGAAGTATCTCACCGACACGATCTGCATCATCAGGATGTGACACATAAGCAATCTCATCGTGATAGAACAAGCGTGGTTCTGCACGTAGCTCTTCTTCGTTAATCTTATTCATAGCATAAGACAATGCAGATTTACAGGTAATACCTTCAGCGGTTTGCAGTAAGTAGTTAAGTGCTTGGTATTCACCAGACACAAACACAGGTCTACCATCAAGGCCAGGGAACCAACCCTCACCTGTTGCATATTGTGTGCTGCGCCATACTTCACCTAGTTTATCTTTAAGTTCTTTCAACCCTTTGATTCCTTTGGCAAAATCTTCACGTGACTTCTTACCAGCATTAGCATTAGATTTACCAGTTAGGATAGAACCTAGCTTAGCATCACCAGCACCAAACAAATAAGCATAGAGATAGTTCTTTGCTACAGGTCTAGAACAACCAAGTGCGTCTGCATTACGTTGGTGTTGATCACCATAGATTACCTCATTAGTAAACTCATCGTTGTTTACATAGTGACACAGACCACGTAGCTGGTTGCCAGAACTGTCTGCACCCACAACCTTCCAGTCTTCGTCAGGTATGAATAGCTCACGCAATTCTTTACCCCAGGGTGCATTGACTCCTGGGAGATTTACGATTACTTCATGTCTGCAACGGAATGTTTGAGTACCGATAGTCCACATGTTACCATGTATACGTCCAGCTTCTAGGGTTTCAAGCCAGCCTTTAATTACAGAGCTACGATTACGTAGAGTGTAATACTCACTGATCATTTTACCCATATCACCTAGTTTCTCTAGGGATGTGTCAGTGATCTTTGGTCCTACGGTTACCCATTCACGACCAATCTTCTTTCGGTTGTACTCATCTGGCTTCCAACCTACAGTTAGTAACCAGTCCTTTACAAGTTCCATAGATCCTAGTGTAATCTGTTCTACTGTGAACCGTTGGAACTCTTTGTTTACTGGATGCACATGTGTGTCTTCTGACTTTACTTCTTTCTCATAGAAATCTGAAAGCAAACGTGCAGTTACAGCAGTGTAGTCACCATTCTTTTTGTATTTAGGTGTCTTAGGTGTTTTATCAATGTATACTTTATGCGTACCCAATTGAGGATGTATTACTTTTTCTATCTCATCCATTCTAGTTTGCATAAGTTTAAGGTTCTTTACTGCTTTTACTCTATCAAACTTCCAACCACGGGTCTTTACACGGGCATTAAACTTTGCAGTATCATGCTCAATTAGTAAACCCTCTTTGATTGTTGGACGTTTAGCAGCAATACGTTTGTATTCTTCCATCAAGTGGTTGAACACAGCTACGTTTAGCATAACATCTTGTACACAGTACCGTAGCATTTCTCTAGAGTACTCATCCCACTCATCAAATTCAATCTTTGAGTTGTTGAGGTGCTCACCCCAGCCCTTTAGACCATGCTTGTGAGGTCTTTTGTATTGTAATACTTGAGACATAACCCAAGTGTCATATACCTTCTTGTTATTTAGTTTCAAACCATATAGTTTTTCCATAACTAAATTATCAAAGCCAATAATGTTATGACCAATTAGGACTTCTGCGTTGTTTAGTACTGCACAACCATCATCCATTCCTGGAAGAGAGTCATCGTAATCACTAAACTTGTATGTTGTACCACTGTCTAGGTTGTATGCTACAAGACACCAGACTTTAGTTGCATCAAAACCATCTGTTTCAATATCATACACTAATTTCATAAGCTTTTCTTTCTAGGTAGTGTTTCTCTTTTACTGACCTGATTGTGTGACAATTAGCGCAACGTATGTCGCACTTACGAGCCTCTTTGATGATGTTCTTGATACTACAAGAAGCCATTCTATGAGGCGTATATATTTTATCTGCTGGATCTCTGTGATCCCATTGAAGAGCGTAGGGGTTTTCGTTGTAACCACAATCAATACAGCCCTTAGCAATCTTGTATCGGTCTAGTATTTTCCTACGTCTTCGTATCTTTAGTATTTGTTTTTTATTACAAGTCACTTGTCTTTTCCCTCTGGCATGTCGCATTTAGGACAGATAGTGTACTTTGAATCAATACTCATAATTGAAAATTCCTTTCCGCAAATGTCGCATATGATTGTTTTAAATGGTTTGTCGGTTATGTGATCTTGTTTGTTTCTGTCTGATTTCATAGCCCTACAAGCCTTCCTGTTGGTCCAAACTCTTCCATTAGTTCATCAATGTGTTCTATGGGTTGAGACCTGTCCATATATTCTTTGTAAAGCATTTCTGTTGCATATGATACCAGTGTCCCCATGTCCCAGCTATCAACACAGTTAGTGACTGCTGTAGCTATATCTTCTTCATCATATTTTTTAATCATTTGCTAATCTCCGCTGGATTTCTCTTGCTTCAGCTAAATATTTTTGTGGTGTGGTCATGTATTCCTGCGTATTAGACCTTTCGATTTGTTTCTGAAGATTCGCCAAGGCTCTCCAAGCTACTTGTGCCCAGTCTTCGTCAATTAAGTGACGCATCATAGCATCTAGCTCATCACCAGATTTAGACCTGTCCCAGTGTAGTGTCTCTGGTGTTTGACCATGTTGGATACCACCTTTGAGAGATACTTTTGAGACCTCTACGATTGCATCGGGAAAGTATTTTATGAATCCTGTGTATACTGGGATAGCTTTACGTTCTTGTGCGTCACTTGGTAGTGTGGTTTTTAGGTTTCTTTTCATGTATTCTTCATGTCTTTCGTTAGCGATCATCTCCAGATCCTTTAATTGTGTTTGCTTCTGCTCTTGCTGCTAGTTTATCCAGATTAGAAGTAGCAACAAGCTCAAGGTTAGTACCCAACTCTGAGGCAAGGACAGCGATATACCAAAGAGTATCGCCAAGTTCCATAGATATATTGTGTAGGGCTTCCTCAGCTTTTTCTGGGTCATTGTCGTAATCTCCACGAAGAATCTTCTTCACTTTGTTTGCGACCTCTGCAGCCTCTCCTGACAAACCTAATGCCAAGTACGGAAGTGCTTTATCTTTTGGGTAGACAGCCGTTGTAACAGCCTTTGATTGATAGTCATTTAGTTTCATAGTGGTTATATACCCCTTATAGAATTAATACCTTATTGATGACGAGGCTTGTCCTCGGCATAAAAGATATACCTATAAGGGGTATATAGAATTTATGGAGAGAACAATGCCTTTTAATCCAAAAAGCCTCAAAAACCTTAACGGTAGTTGGACTACTGAGTCTGCGAGAAAAGCACAGGCCAAGGGTGTAGAAACCCGCAAGGCTAACAAAGAAGCTAGAGATGCTGCTAAGATGTCTATGGCTGAATGGAAGCTATATAAAACAGATGTGCTTGATCAAACTGATATGACATCTTTGGATGTCCTTAAGATAATGATGATTAAAGCTGTGTCAAGAGATGACATGGATACTGCAGTAGATATTGCAAAGACTCTAGCAGAGTTTGAAGCACCTAAGCTTGCACGTGTCGATCAGACCAATGTAGAAATACAGGCTGAAGATTTATCTGATGAAGAACTGCAAGAACTATTAGATCAAGCAAGTGCCGAGGCGAGTGCCCCGCGACACTGATGCATGTTGTCGGTTACCCAAAAAAGATGCATATGCGTTTTGTCGGTTAGCTAAAAGAAAATAAAAGAGTCCCTAGATACACATTTAAGTGTACCTAGGGGCTTTTTGGTTATCTATGCGTGTACTTTAGGGCGGCTACAGAAGTTACCACCAGTACCGTTGGGGCTACCTGCAGCTAGTCGTGATACAGATAAGTAGCCTTGGTTGTTTGACCAAGAGCCTTTAGGCCCAAATTCATTAGTAGTCCTACGGAACTGCAGGTTCTGCCGACCAATAGGGTTTACGATAATTTTAGCTGCGATTGATTTTTGCATGATACAAAACTTTCTATTGAATGTTAAACTGTCCATCTAGTTCCTGTAGAACATAGCCTAGATCTATATATAAATGTGTAGCTTCTTCTTGTGTAAGAAGCACTTCTTCACCGCCAAAGTCGATAGCAATTTTACCATCGGCTTCAGCGTATACGTTTTCTATATCAACGACTGGCATTACACATCGTCACTATCGTCTACGAAACCTTCTTTGAAAGCGTCATGTAAAGTCGCGATATCTGCTGTATCTATAGATCCATACACGTTGTAGTGTGTTACTTCTGAACCATAGCGTTTGCCTTTGCCGATTCTGATTTCTTTACAGACAGCATCTAGTTTCATATATGCTTCTGTAGCATTTTCTAAGTTTCTTGTATATACATCAAATGATAGTTTCATGTCATACTCCATAAATTGAATTGATTGCGTCCTCAACCATGTCATGTATTTCATCTTGAGACATGGATAAGCCAATGTTTTGTAATTCAAAGTTTACAAGGTTTTTTACATGTACTTTTATATATTCTTTTGATTCTGCAATGTAGTCTTCGACCATTACCCATTCATTGTAAACTTCTTGATCTACCATTTCTTGGATACTCATATGTATTTCTTTTAGTTTACCCATTACATAGCCTTTAGTTTGTTATAACGAGTCCACCACATTTGCCAAGAGAACTGGTCGTTACGTTTTTTGAATAGTTCTAGCAACTCTGTAATAGCCTCATCTGGTAGAGAGTAGTCTACAGCGAACTTAGCAAAGAACTCAAAGTCTTGTTTAGTCATTACACAACCTCGATTTGTTCAATGTTTGGATCATAGTTTTCTTCAAGATATTTACATACTTGATCCCAGTTTTCTGGTGTAAACTCAAGATCACCACACCAGATACCGTCTTGGTTTTCGTCATCACATACAACAGAGAAGTTACTGTCTTCTTCAATGATACCATAGCACCAAGTTTCTCCACCGTTTTTACGTGTGTACACATGTTTGTCAAGCATTATGAAACCTCACTGATATTTCTTGAGTGGTTGACATGACACATTTCTCGTTACGTTTGAATAGTTCAGCCTCAA